AGAAGGTCCAGTTTAAGCCGTCGGCCGATGCCTCCTGTGCCGCTATCTGTGCGCTGCGCTTTATGGCCTGCATGTCCCATGAGCAAGAGAGCGAGAAGGGAATGGGGAACACCGTCTCGTAGCCATGGATAACGTCCATGCCGAACAGCAACGGAATCTTCAGGCGGCTTTGCTCCACCGCTATCTTCTGCATGTCGCGTATGTTCTTCACGCCTTTAAGATTGAACAGTCCGCCCACTTCGCCGCGCGTTATCTTTCCGGCGATGTCGCTGCTTTTGGCCTGTCCAGTAACGATTGTTCCAGTGACGGAGAGGTTTAGCTGTCCGATTTTCTCCTGTAGTGTCATCTTAGCCATCAGGTCATCGATAAACTGGTTCATCTTGCCTTCGTCGGCTTCGTGTGTCTTGGCCTGCATGCTGCACAAGGGCAGCAATGCCAATGATGCCAATGCTAAAAATTTTCTGATTTTCATAAGTGTGTGATAAAAACGAATTAAAGGTGGGCCGATGCGACTCTTCATGTCGGCCCTGTGTGTAGGGCGGCTGCGGCACACTGACTTCGTAGAGCAGGTTGTCGATGTTGTGCACAAAGTTAGTATAAAACTATTAGAAAGAAGATAAATTCCTTTGGTTTAACACTAACTTGTGTTTAACGACATGTATAAATCTTTGCGTATGGCACATGAAAAACTTCTTATGTGTGAAACGAACTTACACAGGTATGGACTATATCTTGCAATTCCATTAACTTTAGCAATGTAGATGGGAAGGTTTACAGCGCTTTCATATTTTGTAGACTTTTTCATAACTGTATCTTTAATGTCTGCGGTAAAAGTATTATGAAGGTGTTCCAATTATTAGCACAGGTTGAAAAAACTTCTGTTTTTGTGAGTTTTTACAAGAAACATTTAACCTGTATTGATAATTGGGTCAGCACGTCAATATCTTTGCCGGCAAATAACGATAAAAACATGAAATATGACATTGTACGAATTGTTACACAAGGTATCGTTTGACGAGATTGCGCCATTCTTGTCGAAAAGCTATGACGCAGGCAGAAGATGTGATTATTTAAAGGAACTCATTGAGAAATATGATTTAGCGAAGGGCCTCAACCAACACAATAGTATAATAAGCATAAGTGCCTAGCCAAAGCATCCTCTCCAACCACAAGAATTTGAAACCTTGCAACGTTTGTTGTACAGAAGTGTCGGTGAACCGCAGTTTTGCTTGAAAGCAGACGATACGCTTGGCGAGGACTTGCGGATAGATTTCGCTTTTTACAGTATGTAATTTAAGGATAAGGTTAAACGACATTTTAAATCAAAATTATAATATGCTCTACTTGAGCGAGAAGACCGACAACTGGAATGAAGGGTTAAACCCAGAGCTGACTTCCGACATGCATCTCATATATCCGTTCCACAATCTCTATGAACATACATGCTTCTCAATCTTTGACCTTTTATGGGTGCGCGATTTTAATGTGGAAATCTCCGTGGAATACGATTATGCAACATATAAGGAGTGATTTTTTAGCATGGATGTAATGACTAAAATTTTTTGTAACTTTGGTGCACACCAACACTACATGCGCTCTCTTCCGTTGCATCTCTCACAGAAAGAACTTTATTCTTGCAACGAATATGCCGACTTCGAACTTACGCTTCGTCCCACCTACGACTTCATAATGGAGTTGCAAAGATATGGGACGATGATAGAAGTGATGGAACCACAGTCGCTAAGGCAGACCATGAAATGTTGTATAAACGATCTTTGCGAATTGTATAAAAACGATTAATTGTCAAACTAAATAATATTTATCTATCTCTATTTAAGATCTTATCTATGGATAGATAAATCTCTTCTTCGGTTTCGTAAGGAATAATTGTAAAATATGCATTACCGTTCAGCATAGCAGATATGTTTGATTTTCTTTTATCGTAGAAAATGTAAACGGGTATGTTATGCGCTTCGGCATAGGCCAACTCGTAACCCACGCCATGGGATGGGCAGGTGCATTCTGCTATTACGAGGTCGCAGCTTTTCAACCACTCGGTATCTCTCTCGTAGATATGTACATCAATTTCTTTTGTTTGAGCCTTCAAACTCATATTCGATTTTCCAATGTGTTCAGTGAGCACTATATCCGTCTTCTTTATATAATTGATAATCTTCTGATACAAAGCTGCATCAACCCGACCACCTCGGATTGAACCTGCAAAATATACTTTCTTGTTCATGTTGTTTGTTATTTGTTTAATTTTTATGGATAACTATTATTCTGATATGTTTTAAGGAGGTAAAATTGTAATGTTACTGATTACCTGTGGTCTACCTTTTACGAATGTAAAGTTAATAAAAGTCTTGATTTTTTACGTCATAAACTTGACTTTTATATTGTTCTTTAACCCTTTTCGTGCTATAATCCATTTGTATAGTTGTGATTGGTTTTGCCAATGCACGACTACTTATTCGTTATTATCGTTATAAGATAGATTTCCCTCAAAATTAAGTGTCTCGTGCGGTACGCTGTTAGGCTTGTTAGCCTGCGTAGTTCAGTCACTATTGTTGTCGCTGAAACATCGCCGATGATGATCCGCCACATATACCAAAATGTTTTGGCTCCAGACTTGCGGTTTCGAATATTTTGCGTATATTTGCGGTATAACCAATTAAATCGTCTGCAATATGTTAGCAATACTTATTTTCAGCTGGATAGTATCAGTCCTTTTTGTAGTCTTAGCCGAAAGAAATAACGGCTATTCTTCATCGTTGAGTCACGATGAAAAAATAAAAAGAATTAGAGAAAAAAGGCGCAGAGTAGAACAAGAATCGGATGAAATTGATGCAAAATGGAGGGAATATAAACTTAAAAGAAAAGAGTTTAATCAATTTTTAAAAGATCTTCATAAAAGCAAACAACAATAATGTTTTTTTTCAGGGCTTATATAAACAACATTCTTATTATGAAAAGATTAGAAATGAATGAATTGAAAGCAAAGATAAAGTCTCTTGCTGAGCGTAACCGTTTAGCAAGAACCGACGAAGAGCGTGCCGCCGTAGCTGCAGAGATGAGCACTCTAAAAAGTGAGAACGAACAGGCTTTCACCGAAGCTTTGGAAGCTCTTATTAAAACTACAGCAGATGACATCCAGGAGCTGCACAGCTGACACATTTAAAAATACTAACAGAATGTCCGGAGTACCGTCCGAGTCTCCGCAACGCCCATAAACGAATTATGGTCGAAGTTCCTTTGTGTAAAGGAATTTCGACCATTTGTAGTTGCGGAGGCAGGATTGAGCTGCTATTGCTGATATATTCTACCCTCTTGAGGCAATAGCTTTGGTTATACATTATTGCATTATTAATGGTCTCTATTCTGTCCATATTGCAGGACCATGTCAAGCCTCGCACCAAGTTCAGCATTGACATTTTTTAAATCTTCTATGCGCTGGTTCTTCTCCTCTATGAGCATTTTCAGAGCTTTTACCTCAGCCTTTAACGACGTCACATCGGTATTTACATAGCTACTATTAACCACATTATAGTGCCCGTTTATAGTAGGTACGTCCGACGTACCGTCCGACTTTATTAAGATGTCCTCTATTGAACATCCCAAGACTTCAGCCATTCTCACCAATGTTGAGACTTTGACATCTGGTCGAGCATCAAAGTATGTTATAGTATTGTGCGTCTTGGCTCCCCAAAGACTCTTACTAAACTCACCAATACTAATACCTGCTCGCTCAAGCAGTTCTCTCACTCTTTCGCTTTTTACCGTATTATTTTCGTACCTCATACTTAATAAAGGTTAAATCCTACTTTGTTAAGGGTTAAAATCTCAACAAAGTAGGTATTAGTCCATTTTTGTTTATATCTTTGCAGCAAAGTTAGACACTTAAAACGATATAAACAAGCAAATGGAACAGATTTTCGATTCATTGTACCTGGAGGGTTATTTTGCTAACCTTTCAAAAAAAGAAAAAGGCAGATACCTTAGACACCTGATGGTTACATACGATTTAAACTATAACACCATCCGGCGTAAGCTATCTGGAGTCGCAGCTTACCAACTTAACACTCTCGAGCGCATGGCTTGCACGGAGGCTATAAAAAAGGAGGACTTATGGCGATATTAAAATCTTTGGAGTTTTTCGTTACGCCTGACGGCTTCGTGTACTATAAGAAGTCTGGCGAAGAGTCAAGACGGCTCACTAAGTTCAACACCGACATTGTTGATGAACTGCACACTGTCATCAAGGCGAGGTTTCCAGAGAGCTATGCAGCACTTGCCAAGCTATATCGACGCAACACCTTCAAGATAGTTGAGCGTTTCGTGAGATGCAACTTCGGTGAACACGACCTGCTGACTCAAGACATCGAGCACGATATCTTGCACTTCGAGGAGGTTAGATGCCCGCTACGTGGCATCTGTGAATACGAGCGAGTAATATGTCGCCCTAAGACCATGGTCAACCTCTCCAAATGCGAACGTGAGATTGCCGACCTCTACCTCGAGGGGCTTACTTTTACGCAGATCGCCGAACGGCTCGGCAAAAATGCACATACTGTCAAAGTGCAGCTCATGCGCATCAAGGTCAAATGTGGCGTTAGTCATTGTCGCGATATAATTAGAGTCTTACGTCTTAACAACTACTAAGTGGTTCTGATCTGCGACACGTGCAAGCATAAGCGCAACTGCATTAACGGGTGCTTTTGCCTAATTAGAAACAAATATGTTGAATACATTAATATAGAGAAATGCGAATATGATAACAATAGAACAATACATAAAGCATATCGATAATCTGAAGGAGATGGGGCTGCTATCTAAGGACTTTCGTGTCGTACAATACAAAGATGGCTGCCTTCTTGGTGTGAATGGCAAGTGTGAGGCTTTCGAGGAAAAGCCTCTCGACTTCAAGGACTATATATGGTGGATAGACGGTTACGCTTATCGCCCAGTCTATCGAGCACGAATGCAGCCCACTGTAGTTCTTGACGATGAAGGTACACTCGAACTTAGAGATGCCCCATTTTTCAGTGCGTTTATCCCTTCGCTGAGCATCGATATAAAGATCCTCTGAAAACAATAATAAAGTATGATATCGTGTTTTGTGGCAATCAAGCGTTGCCACTATCTTTGCACAGAGAATAAACCCAAGCGAAATGATTACAGTAGAACAAATATTAAACGCAACAAACGGAGGTTTGGACATTATATTGTCCACATATCCGCAGGCGCGTGACTGCGTACACCAGAAGAACAAGCACTTCTCTATACGCAACGAGCGTACACCGTCGGCCTCTTTACGACAATTCAACTCGAAAAGGTATGGCGCGATTTGGCAGGTCACGGACTTTGGCGGCGAAGGTCGTGGCGAAAATGCAATAGACATCTTTATGCGCGAGAATGGCTACGACCGCTCACGCTTCAATGAGGCGATACTGAAGCTGGCGGCACAGTTCGACATACGCGATGAACTCGACCGTTCGGTGAACCGTCCGGAGATTCGCCAGCGGGAGGCTCGTGCCGACGAAAAAGACGGTACACGCTCCTTCGAACTCAACGAGAAATTTACAGACGCAGAACTTAAGGTTCTTGGCCCGAAGGTTACCCAAGCTGACATTGATGCATTGCACTGGCACTCCGTCAAATGGATTACCAACGTTAAGGACCGCAAGGTTACTGTCAAGTATTCTACCGAGCACTATCCTATCTTCATGCGCGAGTGTGTTATCAAAGAGGCTGTGGGCGACCAGCCGGAAGAGAAATTCTATAAGGTTTATGAGCCTTATAACTGCGATAAAGGCTTCCGTTTCTCGTATACGCCTGCAGGTGCAAAGCCGCGCTTCTATATTAACGGGCTTGCGGAGCTCAAGAAGGCATACCGTGACTTCAATGCCAAGGAAGAGAAAGAGTGGAACGCAGCACACGAGGACGGCAAACCGTACAAAGAGCAGAAGTTGCCCGAAGCGGTAATCTGCTCTGGTGAACGCGACTCGCTTTGCTGCAAGTCCATGGGCTACTTTCCTCTGTGGTTCAATTCCGAGACCTATCAGCTCTCAGTCGACGAGTATAAGGAGATAATGAAGTACGTCGAGATACTCTACAATATACCCGATATCGACGAGACGGGTCGTCGCAAAGGCAGGGAGCTTGCACTGCGCTTTATCGACATACATACCGTATGGCTCCCAGAGAAACTACAAACATACAAGGACAACCGAGGCAAACCTCGCAAGGATCTGCGCGACTGGCTCGAGATACACAGTGAGCGTAAGGATTTCCGTAATCTGCTAAGAGTGGCCATGCCGGCAAAGTTCTGGGTGCAATACTACACCAAAGAAGGCAAGATGAAAACGGAGGTGGATACAGCCTGCCTTTATAATTTTCTACAACTTAACGGCTTCTATGCTCTCCATGATGACAACTCTGCGGTGACGCAGTTTATACGCGTAGAGGGTAACACTGTGATGCGCGTCAATGTCAAAGAGATACGTGAGTTCATCCGGCGATGGGTTGTTGATAGATTCGAGGACCGTAACATCCTCAATCTGGTGCTCAATACTACTAAGCTATCTCCTGCAGCTCTTGAGTCGTTGCAAGAGATTGACCTGGACTTCACCAATTACACTCCAGACTCGCAGTTCTTCTTCTTTGCTAACAAGACTATCGAGGTGTGCGTGCCTACTGTATCTTGTCCAGATGGGTTGAAGGAGTATGATCCAGGTGCAGATAGCTTACACAACTTCGTTTGGGAAGAGAGCGTCATTCCTCATAGATACAAGGCTTTGCCCGATATGTTCCGCATTACGCGTAAAGAGGGTGACAATGGTCAAACGTTGTTGGATATAGATATCCTTAACGTGAAGAGCAACTTCTTTGGCTATCTTATCAATACCTCACGACTATACTGGCGCGAGGAAACGGAGCTACCCTTCGGCGATGACCGCGAGGCTTCAGCGGCATACATCAAGGCTCATCCGTTCTGCATTGATGGCGAGGGGCTGCAACCTTACGAGATAGCAGAACAAAAACAGAATCTCATCAATAAGATATTCACATTTGGCTACATGCTACATCGATACAAAGATTATGCGCGCTGTTGGGCACCGATGGCCATGGACAACAAGATAGGCGAAGAAGATGAATGTAACGGACGCTCCGGCAAATCTTTCTTCTTCAAAACGCTCTCGTTCTTGGTTAATACGGTTAAGTTGTCCGGACGCAATCCGAAGCTTATGGACAATCCTCACGTTTTTGAGATGGTCAGCCAGTTTACAGGTATCCTGCTGATTGACGATTGCGACCGATATCTCAATCTTGGCCCGTTCTACGATAACATTACGAGTGATATGACGGTCAATCCGAAGAATAACAAAATATTCACTGTAAAGTTCGAGGATGCGCCTAAGCTTGCTTTTACCACGAACTATGTACCGCAGAACTTCGACCCGTCTACTGAAGCTCGCTCTCTGTATATGGTATTCTCCGACTGGTACCATCAGAAAACCGAGGATAATGATTATCGAGAGACACGAGATATTCGTGCTGACTTTGGCAAGACTCTGTATGACTACGAGTATAGTGAGGACGAGTGGAACGCCGACATTAACTTTTGGCTTCAGTGTTGTAGGTTTTACCTCTCACTTAAAGACTCTGGCTTAAAGCTGCAGCCACCTATGGCCAACATGGTGAAGCGTCATCTTAAGGCTTCCATGGGCGCCAATTTCGAGGACTGGGCTGAAGGCTACTTCTCACCCGACGGCGAACATCTTGACGAATTCCTGCCACGTGACGATGTCTTCAACGAGTATCAGCGCTTTGCCAACGTAAACCGAATAACAATGCAGGCATTCACCAAGAAGCTCAAGTCGTTTTGCATACTATGTCCTTGGATTGACTGCATGAATCCGCCTGACCTCTGCAATACGGGCGGTCGAATACAGCGATCAGTGATGGTGGCACCAGACAAGCGCAAAACCAAGGACATGATTTATATACGCTCTATCCCATTAGACACCAAAACGGACGCAACCGAACAAGACCTTTGTTTCTCAACAGAAGACGAGAAACCTTTCTAATATTACTTTATCATTTCGCTTTAATCTTCAATGGGTAGGCGGGCTGCAGGTTTTAAAGACCTATGCAGCCCGCCTTTATTTTTATCGCAAACTCGCTTGCATCATTAACAGACTGTTCCATTCTTCCACAGGTTTTTGTAGGCTCGACTCTCATGGCGGCCTTTTGCTCCCCGACACCTCTTTGTTATTCTGTACAAAAACTTTGTGATTTTATAATGTGATGTTCCAAAAAATCAAAAAGATAAGTAAATTAAGGGGTTACGGCTTGTTCACAAACTATCACAAAAGCCTTCACAACTTCATCACAAAAAAAATAAGTTTGCAACACCATTCGAGCCTTATATTGGTGTCACATTCTTCAATGTGCAATCACAAAACGCAACACAAACTTTGTTTAAAGTCAAAACACTGATAGCCATTCACTTAGCCATCATTATCATACAAATCACAACTTCACAAAATTTTCTTGCAACTTTATACTCAGCCATACGTAAGGTAGAAGAAGGAGCGCACAGAAGACAGAATTATTAAGACTTTTATCTCTACAAAGTAGGTTTATTGGTAAATTTTTCCTACTTTTGTAAGGTAAACAAAATTTCATCTTAAACCAAGTATCTGTGTCAAAATATCTCGTCTACATCTCCTTCAAGCCGTTCATTGCTCAATGGCTGCGCCATCACTTCGGCGACCCTGTAGTATTCCCGGCTCAAAGCGCAGAGAATGCTTGCATCCGTCATTTTCTCACGCGCCAGCCTGGTTCGTTACCGCTAACACGTGGCGATGATGATGTTGCTATCTGCATCCCCGACTCAAAGCAGAAGCCGGTCGTAACCTACAACTACCTTTCTGGCAATGCCCGCAAGGCTGTTGCCGAGTGCATCGAGGACACATTCAGGCTCCAGCTTTGGCGCGATCTCGCCGACATCGAGCTGTGCCAGTGCACACTACTCTCTGCTGTTAGAGCGTGGTGCGAGGCTAACGGCATAGATGTCGAGTACGACTACACGCTAAAGATGCGTTTCCAACGTATGCGCAACTCCTACCTTAAGCATGGTATCGACCTCAGACGCAGATCTCGAGTGCGCGACAATAAAAACTGTTAAATATTCTATAAATCGCACGGATAAGATGCCCATTTTTGTTCGCGCCCGTTCGTCACTTATGTTCAACATATAAATATAACTCTATATGAAGTCGATAAAGCTCGTTAAGTCTGTTGCTTATGCTTACAGCACCCAACTCGAAGGCTCGGTCCTCATCGCCAACCGCACCGTCCGCATCCCATCCAACATCTTGTGGCACTCAATTTGTGTTAAAGATCACCCGTCTATGGTCTCGTCAACCAAGACAGATGACAAGAACAAGGTTATAACCACCACTTTGAAGTTCCTTACACCTGACGAATTGAATATCAAGCGCCGTCATTTGGTGTTCAAGGTGACACTCATCGACGATCGTCAATTTCTTGTTGGCTCCTCTGAGCGACCTTACCCGTCTGTAGAAATCACCGAGAACTGCCCCGATGCTGTCAAAGATAACCAGCTCAACGAGGTCGTTGTAACACACAAATCTCACGAGATACCCCCATATATTAAGGTATAGCAGTATTTTGTACCACAGGCTTCTCAAGCTACCTTTGTCGTAAATACTTATCATATGAAATATCATCTCGTCATATCTGGCACTATTGGCAGTTGGTGGAACGGTTGTTCTGCCGACTATGTCCGTTATGTGCTCAATAAGAATAGTGGTAAAGAAGTGCATGTCGGCTTCTGCTCACTCGGCGGCTTCGTTAAAGATGGCTTGGAGATTAACCAGGCTTTCCGTGACCACGGCAACGTACACGCTCACGCCTTCGGCATGAACGCATCTATCAGCACTATCGCCATGCTTGGCTGCAAGACTATCGACATCGTCAAGGGCAGCTTCTTCCTTATCCACAACGTGTCTACTCTCATCTACAAGTACGAGCAGAGCAACAAGGAGCAGATTGATGCTTTCGTGCGCAAGCTTCAGGCGCAGCGCGACTCGCTCAAGAACTTCGACGACGTGCTCGCCTCTATGTACGCCGACAAGACCGGAAAGTCTGTCGATGAGTGTCTCGCCCAGATGAAGAAGGGCAACTGGCTCACCGCGCAGCAGGCTCTCGACTTCGGACTTGTCGATTCCATACGCGAAGACAAGGAGGCAGAGAAGGCTGCCAACGAGTTTACCGGACAATTTACAAACTCTTACAACATATCTCAATTTAAGGATGCAGGCATACCGCCACTACCTCAATCACTTGCCTCGGAAGACGCAGCAGCTCGTGTCGCGTCAGTGGTTGACGGTAGCGGCAATCCAACTCCGAGCTTCATCGAGAAGACGTGCGAAGGGCTCAAGAACCTCTTCCGTAACCAACACGCATCAAAAACTTCAAACAAAATGATTAAAATCTTTGCTTGCGTCATGGCATTGCTCAATGCCACTGACGGTTTCGCGACCAACGAGGATGGCAACATCACCCTCACCCAGGAGCAGATGAAGAGCATCGACGATCGTCTTCAGGAACTTGAAGAGAAAGACAAGACTAACGCAAAGGCGGTGTCTGAAGCCGGCAAGGCTGTCAAGGAACTCAAGGATCAGCTCGCCAAGGCTCAGAACGAGTCCAAAGAGAAGGATGCTCAGATCGCAGCTCTCAAGGCCTCTGCTGGCACCACTACTGTTGATAATCCTGCCAACAGCGAGGAGAGCTTCACTGCGCAGGACGTGTTTAACCTTATTAAAGATGTATAACTATGGCTTCTGTTAAAGTAGGCAATATTACATTTGGTGCTGAAGAGCTCTCAACGACTTTTCAGACCTACCGTTCAGACTTCCTTATGATGCCACTTCTCGCTCTCGGCGCACTTGCAGAACATTGTTCTGTACGCACCGGCATCCGCTACCGCGAGACTGTTGGCGAGATGTCTGGCAATCTCGAACTCTCTAACTACCAGAAGACAAAGTATGAGGACGCAGCTGTAGATATTACACCGCGTATCTTCCAGACTTTCTTCGGCAACGTGGTGGCAGGTATCGATCCTAACGCCATCTACCAGAGCATTTGGGGCTCTAACGTTACTAAGGGCGACGGCCTGAAGAACGTGCCTATCGTCGTTCAGATCTGCGCATACCTTGCCAAGAAACTTGGCGAGAATATGTTCATGAACGCCTTCACCGCTAAGCACGATCCCGCAGACTTCTCCAAGACTGCGAAGTGGTTCGACGGTTTCAAGACCGTCCTCGAAAAGGATGCTGCCGGAACCAACGAGCTGCAGAAGGTGCTCATCTCGACAACTCTCGGCAACCTCGTAGAGGGCGCAGAGTCTATCACCAAGGACAACGCCGAAGACATCATCAAGGAGTTCTACTGGAGTGGTACCGATGCTGCCGCTGCCAAGCTGCGCTCGCAGCCACTCAAGCTCTTCCTCAGCGACCAGGCTTACCACTGCTACACTGAGTGCTACCAGGTCAACCATGGCTCGCTGCCGTACAACCAGAACTATGACAAGCGCACTCTTGAGGGCGCAAGCAACGTAGAACTCGTACCACTGGCTAACGTTCCTGCCGACTTCATGCTGCTCACTCCGAAGTCTAATATCTTCCTCGTGTTCAACCAGCAGACCGAAGACGAGAAATTCCTCGTTGAGAAGTCGCTGAAGAATCACTATGATGTAGACTTCATCGCCAACTACTTCTTCGGCACGCAGTTCCAGAGCGTATCGCCCGAGGTTCTGCGCTACTGGCGCAAGAAGGCCTGAACGAGGTCGCTAACATATTTGTTTAACATTAAAACTTATCATTTATGGCAAAATGTACTGGCGCCGCATCTATTTACGGCGATATCTGTTTCACACCGGGAGCAAAGTCGCTCCCTGGTGTACGTGGCTGGGTCTTCGGTATTGCTAAACGCGACATCTTAGGATGGCCAACCATCGGCTCGGAGACACCAAAAACGATGGACGCTGTCGCTAAGTATACCGGCGACTTCAAACTGGCTTCTGACAAGAAGTGGCACAAGATTGGTCTTATACCTAACGAATCGCAGCTGCAGGTCGAGTCTCAGGGCACTTACGGCTCTAAGACATTCAAGGTCACTGGCACCGCTGTCATTCCCGGCACCGAGGAAGCTGCCACCGGCTACATCTCTCTCGCTAACAACGACGAGATGGTCTACCTCTTCATTCAGCGCAACGGCAAGGCACGCATGGTGGGCAGCGAGGCGTTCTCTCCTGAGCTCACGCTCTCGCAGGACCTCGGCAAGGCTGCTACCGATACCAACTCTACAACAGTGCAGGCTGTTGCGTCTGACGAGTATCCAGCTCCGTTCTACCCGGGCAAGATAGAGACTGAGGACGGTGACATCTCCGGCGCTACCGGCCTGCCTATCGTAGCAGCATAGCATTTTCTTTTTCGCACAATAAGTAGTTTAAATTATTGATTGGTTATTTCTGGGGCGGTCCTCACGATAGCGATCGTGTGTACCGCCCTTTTTAAATTTGCATTATAATATGATAGATAAAAAACTTACCGAAGATATGCAGGCATGGCTCAACGCCGAGAAGCACGACCGCGAGTCTGTTGCCCGTGGTGCGGAGATGGTTCTGAAGCTCACGCGCAACATGTCGATGTATCAGACCATCATGCGCCGTCCTGAGCGTTTTGAGTCGAAGGTGCGCTACGAGCTTCAGAAGTTCTTGCCTATGCGTCTCGAGAACATGACTACTCAAGATGTCAAGTTACTCGATGCCGAACTTACTCCACAGATAGCTGCTGCCATCGAGGAGCAGGCTAAGTTCGAAGCCGAGCACAAGGCTGAGGAGGACAACGACACTGAGGTTCCTGAGGGTGGCTACCTTCCGGCAGCTTCCGGCATCCGCCCCGATCACGACAACCTTCCAGAGGATGTGCGCAATATCTGGGCGGAGAATAAGGAGCGTTGGCTGAAGATAAAGAAGCTCTACAACACTCTGCTAACCTTCGAGCAGCCATGCGACCGCTACGAGTATCTCAAGCAGCTGAAGGACTTGTGGTACACCTACAAGAGCGAACTCGGACGTTATGACGGCTACGTCGCTCCTTCTGACGATGCTCAGACTGAAGGCGAAGAGCCTACGCCTGCCGATATCGCTAAGAACATCGCCAATGCGCGCTCGTATATCACCAAGAACGTAGACCGCCTCGCAGAACTCCGCCGTCTGTCGCGCGAGTCCGACGATGCTACTAAGGAGCTCGACGAGTACAACAAACTGCTCACAAAGGTTCGAGCCCGTGTTACCGTGCTCAACGACAACAACGCCCCTATCGGTGACGATCTGAAAACGAAGCTCAATGAAGCAGGCTTATCCCTTCCGTCCGCTGAGTGACGTTCCCACTCAGTACCATCTCGGTACTGGGCTACACACGCTCGGCTTGCTCAGATGGATTCTGAAGCAGACCGGGCGTGCCGACGTTTACGTATCTACTTTCTCAACCTCCGACGCTTTCCTCTGCGGTTTCCTACGTCTGCGCCGGCGCAAGCTGATAGCCAACGCCACGCTCGTAGCCGACCTTAAGGCTGCACGCAAGACGGTGCAGCTCTATCGGCTTATGCAGAGCTGTTTCGACCATGTGCATCTGGCGCAGAACCACTCAAAGATAATGCTTGTCAAGAACGAGAACTATCAGGTTGCTGTTATTAGTTCTCAGAACCAGACCTACGGCGACCGCGCCGAGTGTACAATGATCACTACAGACCTCAAGGCTTACTACTCGTTGCTTGCCGGTCTGAGAGACATCGTCGACAAATCACTTGAGCTAAATGGATTATTCCAACGACTTACTGACAAAGATAGAAAACTATGCGCGGGAGATGATGACCCCGACGGAGATATCCGCCCTTTTGGGTATTGACGAGCGTGAGCTGTGCGACGACATAGCCACTGTTGGCTGTCCTGCACGCGCGGCTTATGTTCGTGGCGCATCAGCCACGGCGCTTGAGCTTCGCCGCACTCTTCACGATACGGCGCTTGCCGGCTCTCCTTATTCTATTCAGGAGTGTCAGCGTCTGCTTGCTGCCGCTCTTTCTGCTGTCACTTAGCATTCTCAACAACCAATACTATACATTATATATATGCTTCCAGTTAACCTCGATGAATATTCACGCTATGTCACCCTCGACGATGCTGAACTGCGTCAGCTCCGTGTCGCCGAGGGTGTATTGCTGCGTCTTCATCGCATACGCGGTATGTATGCCTATTGGTTGCAGTTCCCGTCAAAGGTTGACAACGACCTGGTGCAGTACGATATGGCTATGTTCAAGGTGTCGCGCTCTCTTGCTTACGAGGATCTGCATCTGGTCAAGGTGCTACTCGGCAATCTTCAGCAGACTACGAAGGAGTTCATGCGCTGGAAGATTAACAAGTCTCTCGAGCAGGACATCGCTGCAGCACGTCGCGCCGACGACTTCCGGTCGGTGGCTGCGCTCTCTAAGGTGCTCGTGGCTAACAACCGCACCGACAAGGACGACGAACCCGACCTCGAATTCGACAAGATAGTGCCTCAGAACTTCGAGCCGACAGACGACCCTACGGTTCTCGGCATCGAGCGCATCCCTGACCTGCGTGGCAAGATACGTGCTCTCTACAAGCGCTACTCCAACACTATGATACAAGATGCTGATTTCGAGGAGATAAAAGAAGAGATAAAACCCGACGAAGATGAGTGATTGCATTGAACAACCAAACCTTCAGTATTTCAACGACGCGCAGTATTACGCACTCGCCATGAACACACGCGACGAGGTAATCGTTGCCGGACGTGGTGTGGGCAAGGGTGCTATTCAGGCGCGCCGTCTGCAGTCGTGCTTTCAGGGTATGCCCGGCTCCATGGGTGGCTTCGTAGCTCCGTCCGTCAAGCGTTGCCTGACCAATATCCTGCCCTCCATGCTCATCCACCTCGAGCGATGGGGCTTCAAGCGCGACCTACACTATGTCGTGGGTCGGCGACCGTGGAAGAAGCTCCACTGGAAGTCGCCTATCTTCACGCCGACGAACTGGGAGAACACCATCAGTTTCTACAACGGCTCCGTCTGCAATGTCATCTCGCAGGACCGCTCGGGCACGTCCAACTCGATGTCGCTCGACTATCTCATCATCGACGAGGCGAAGTTCATCGACTTCGAGCAGCTCAAAGACGAGACCTTTCAAGCCAACCGAGGCAACGAGATGTACTTCCGCCATTTCCCTCTGCATCATGGCATGACCATCACTTCCGATATGCCTATCACCAAGAAGGGCTCCTGGTTCCTCAACTACAAGGATAAGCAAGACCCAGAACTGGTGGAGGTCATCGAGGGGCTGGTCTACCAGATATGGAGACTGAAGCAGAAGCTGCTGAAGACTCCCGACAAGCACGAGCAGATCCAGCGACGCATAGACGAGTACAACAAGCAGCTCAACTTCTTTCGCTCGCAGTGTTTGCTATACCGCGAATATTCATCAATCGAGAACCTCGCACTCCTGGGCGAGGAGTTTATACGCCGTGCCAAGCGCGACCTCCCACCGCTCACCTTCGCCACGTCTATCATGTGCCAGCGTGTGAGCATATCGGCTGACGGCTTCTACGGCGGCATGAGCGAGACCGCCAACCTATACACAGCACCCAACGAGAGCGTGCTCAACCTGCACAACCTCGCCAACGCCGAGGGTGGTGCGCTGCCTAACGACTGTCGCATGGATGCCGACCGCAACGACAAGCTGCCGTTGCTGATAGCCTTCGATACTAACAACCTCATCAACTGGCTCGTCGTCGGTCAGGTGCAAGGGTCGAAGCTGCGCGTGCTCAAATCGTTCTTCGTCAAATACGAGCGCAAGATTCCTGAGTTGCTCGACGACTTCAATACGTACTACCACTACCATCGCCGTCGTCAGATCATCTTCTACTACGACTCTACCATGGTGGGCACCAACTGGGGCTTGCACTACAACGACCCTCATAAAGAGGTGGTGCGCACGCTGCGCTCCATGGGCTGGGCGGTGCGCGAGGCTTATCTCGGCAACCCGATGAACCACGTACAGAAGAACGCTCTCATCAATAATATGTTTCGCGGGCGTGCCCGTCTGCAAGTGCTCGTCAACCGCGACAACAACCCCGACCTGCTCATCTCCATAACCTCTGCCGGCGTGTACAACGGCAAGAAGGATAAGCGTGGAGAGAAGCTCGCAGAGACCGAGGAGGATAAGCTGGAGGCTCGTACCGACGGCTCCGATGCCTTCGACGTGCTCTGCATAGGCGCGGAGACCAAGCCGGTGTTCCAGGGCACCGGCGGCACAACCAACACATACGGCTAAAATCTCATTTCTCATTTATTTTTTGTTTATACTTTACACCGCTGGCGCGAGATGCGTCGGCGGCTTTATTTTTTTATTATTACTACAAAAAAGTGTAGTAAATATTTGTATAATACGAAAATTTGTAGTACCTTTGTAGTGTCTTAAAAAAGTAATACAATATGAATAAAGAATTAACAGAAGAAGAGGCAGAACTGATAGAAGCTATCAGAGCCCACAAAAGAAGTTACCCGAATGGTCATCCTCAGTTGCTATGGTACGCACAAGAGCTGTTCGATGAGATGACATCAGTTAAGTAATTCTAACAAGGCAGCCCGAAAGGGCTGCCCTAACTAACACAATATGGAAAAGAACAAACAAGCAAAGGACAATACTGTTAAGCAACGCTTGCAGGACATTCTGCTGAGTGTATCATGGCGTGATATCGCCAATACTTATTTCGACCGCTCGGCTTCATGGTTGTATCATAAACTCGATGGAATCGATGGCAATGGTGGTGTCGGTGGGTTCACAGACAAGGAGAAGGAGCAGCTTCGTGGTGCTCTTGTCGACCTCAGCGACCGCTTACGCCGTGCTGCTGACAATATTTAGGCAGATGTTGTATTACATTTAAGACACAAGTCGTCCGTGCCTACGGATGCACGCAGCCTCGGAGTCTCACGGCTTCGGGGCTTTTTGTTGTCTTTTTGCTGTCTTTTTGCTGTCTTTTTAACTCTCCCTTCTGCACGTTAACTTTGCGAGTATAAAAGATATTGATATGGAAACAATTACAGATAAGCGTTTAAAAAAACGTAGGGGGGGGAAGTATGAACCCAATAGTTTTTCACGATTACGAGGGCTTTTTGGCAAAGTTCACAGAGAACCCCAAGACAACCGATGAGTGTTGGACACCGAAAGATGTATACGAAGCGGTGCTGAAATACGTTGGTGAAATATATCCTTTGGAAGGCAAGCAGATTTTGCGCCCATTCTATCCAGGAGGTGATTATGAACATGCAGAATACCCTTCTGATGGTGTCGTAGTGGACAATCCGCCGTTCTCCATGTTTACAAAGATATGCTGTTTCTACATGGAGCACAACATCCCCTTCTTTCTTTTTGGTCCAGCTCTAACCATATTCTCTTGCTGCAAGTATGGCGCTACAGCAGTTGTCATAGGTCGGCATGTAAAATTCACCAATGGTGCAAATGTACCTTGCAACTTTGCGAGCAATCTGTTCGGCAACCTAATAGCTACAACTTCACCTCGCCTTAGTGAACTCATTGAGGCGTGCCCTTCTCAAGACACCAAGGTTAACCTTCCTAAATACATCTACCCGGACAATCTTCTTAGTGTTTCCGATCTCCAGATTATGGCGCGAGGTGGTGTGGAGTTTTGTGTGGATAGCGAGCATTGTGTTGTTTTCCGCAATCTCGTAGCCATGCCGAAAGGTAAAAGTCTCTTTGGAGATCATCTTCTTCTTTCATCAGCAAAAGCATCAGCAAAAGCATCAGCAAAAGCATCAGCAGAAAACCGCATACCAATTTCGCTCTCGCCTGCTGAACTCGATATTATAAGCAAGTTGGATTCAAAAGATATAAAAAGATGATTCTTTAGTTCTTTTTATTGATTAGGTTTATATTAGTGTAAGCCACTGGCGCGAGATGCGTTGGTGGCTTTTTATTTATACCTTACTAACAAAATAGTTAGTAAATAATTTGCATATTATCTAAAAAGTTAGTACCTTTGTATTGTTCAATTAATAAACATCATTTATGAAAAAACAAGAAACAATCAAGATGAATGTCACTCCCGACGAGGAGGAACTCATCAAGGCAATTCGCAATTACTGCAACAGCTATCCAAATGGTTATCCCGAACTGCTCGACTATGCGGAGGATTTGTTCCAGCGAATGACTGACATGCCGAAAGACTAAGAACAAACGGTTCCCCCTTTGGGGAGAGCCTTTTAACAAAAAGATATAAACTTAACGATTATGGAAGTAGTAGTAAAACAGAAACAAGAGAAAATTACCGATATGAAGAAGCGTATGCGTGACATTTACCTTGCTGTATCATGGCGTGAGATATCGCGCACGTACTTCGACAAGTCGGTGTCATGGTTTCAGCAGAAGATGTACGGCATCGACGGCAATGGTGGCGTTGGAGGTTTTACCCCCGAAGAGGCAGAGCAGCTTTACTGTGCTCTAAACGACCTCAGCGACCGCATACGTCGTGCTGCGGACAACATTAAAGCTCCGGCTACTGATGTGCCGTTTAATTGAACAACAAGTCGCCGTTGAGCTTACGGCGCGCACCCAGCCTCGGAGCCTCACGGCTTCGGGGCTTTTTGTTGTTGGCAATTGCCAACCTCGCACCCTTATGCCTTACCGCTGATGAGCGTCCTCGATGTGGCGGTGTCTTTCACGATGGGCGCAAAATCGACAAGCCAAAATCACATACTCGGCACAACCTTCTGCATATTCCGCTAAAGGCGAGGGCGGCAATTGCCAACTCGGCGCAGGGCGGTGTAGTGCTGCATAGACAGAAAGTCTTGCACCCTGCAAAATCGTAATGCTTAACTCGTTGATTTTTAAGCATTACGATTTTGCAGCTATGGAAAAGGTACGCGAAAACGCGCTCATTTCTCTATTCCGGGCTTCTTTTTATTGCGGAAAAGAAGCAAAAACGCTTGCGAAAACAAGTTTTCGAGTGGTATTCTCCGGTAGAGAATGCTATTTCTTACATCTTGCGCTGTTCCGTTCGAGAGCATTTTTAGAAGATTATTGTACATCGGGTAGAGTGTCGTTTTTACTTCGCGAATTTACGGCGGACGGCTGTCTGCCAAGCACCGATGCTCTAAAGTGACGGAAATTTTACAGCAGCCTTCCGACTTTTCTTCCTACGGCTTCCTTAAAAAACTCGGTTTTCCATAAAATTTCAATCCCTTTTGCTTGTCCTCTCGCCTTGCTTCCACCGTCTTTTTGCGGCGTAAAAAGCGAAATTCGACCCGACGTGAATAAAAAAAACTCTCTACGGGCTACAGATGAGATGTGTAAAAAGCTCTCTTCTCGCCTCTGAGAATAAATTTAAGGAGGACAAAAAATGAAAACAGCCACTTTCTACAGCTATTTGCCCAAGCGTTACACCGCCAACGACGCACATACCGAGCGCGTAAGACGTTTTATTTATTCGTTCAAGCGTGGCGACCGCCATGCGGTAGACTTCGCCATAAACATCGTAAGCGAGTGCCTTAATAAATGGTACGGCGCAAGCAATCAAGACTATGTGCTCGTGTGCGTTCCTGCGGCTACAAGTGCCAAGTATAACCGCCGCTTTAAGCGTTTCGCTGAGGAGGTAAGCAAGCGCACCGGCATACAGAACGGCACGGCACACGTGAATATCTTCGGCATACGCGAAGCGAAGCACAACAACACCGCGCACATCGTCAGCGAGTCGTATGGCTACCACGTGAGCACCGACCCCGACTTCTTCGCAGGCAAGAACGTGATACTCTTCGACGACCTCATTACTACAGGAGCCACGGCGGAGGAGTTCGCCGCCGAACTCGCAGCGGTAGACGCTAACGTCATCGGCGGCTTGTTTCTCGCACGCACCAAACTCATGAATAACAATTAAAGCTAAACAATATGAATAATTTTTCAGAACTCGTTCGCGAAGAACGCCCCGACTACAAAGTATATAATAGCGGTTTCGACTCGCTCAACAGCGTTGAGCTCATAAGCCTAATAATAGAGCAGGGCAAAAGCACGCGCGCAGCCATGCAGCAGGCTCGCCAGATAGTGAACATTTGCGGCGGCAGCCTACGCGACATCGCCACCCGACGCGCCGAGGAGCTGCAAGTAGTGCAGGGCGTAGACCCCAAGAAAGCAATGACACTACAAGCAGCATTCGAACTCGCTAAGCGCATCGAGCGCGAAGCAGCAGCCGACCGCCCGAGCTTCAGAACCGCCGAAGACGTTTGGCGATACTTCCGCCCGATAGTGGGCACGGCAGACCACGAAGAGGCGCACGTGCTGCTCATGAACAATAATTTCAAGCTGATTAAAGCCGTGAAACTATCAAGCGGCGGACTCACCGAGACAGCCGTAGACGTGCGCATCATATTGCGCGAAGCTCTCGTCAACAACGCCACCACGCTCACCCTGATACACAACCACCCCAGCGGCAACCCATGCCCGAGCCGCGACGACGACCGCATCACGGCGACGCTAAAGCAGGCGTGCTCTACAATGCGGCTCTATCTTATAGACCATGTCATCGTGACGGATAGCACATACTACAGCTATTCGGAGGAGGGCAAGCTATAGACCGCATCGCAACCATTTTGTTGAGCTCAACGAAATGGTTGCTTCTCTTCCCGCCCACCGCCCTTCCGCCCGCCGCAAAAACGCCTGCAGCATTTTTGCGGCGGGTCCCAAAGAGGTAAAAAGCCGTCGTCGGAGGCTTTTTGTTGTCTTTTTAAGTTCAGATCTGTCTGCGTATCTTTGCTGCAGGTTTTTAATTAGGGGATACCAATGTTGTTTAGTTTTAATTGATTCAGTTATTTTTTCACGTTTATCCTTGCCGCTGGCGCGAGATGCGTCGGTGGCTTTTTACATTTCGTAGTAAAATAGTTATTGTTTTGTTTGGTTATTCGTAGTAAAATTACTACCTTTGCAGTGTTGAATTATTAAACAAGCGATCTATGAAAAATGTAAAAGTTTCTAAGATTCTGAGAATCTTGACTGACGACGGTTGGTACTTAGACCGTTACAACGGGGACCACAGAGAGTTTAAACATCCTACAAAAAAGGGTGTTGTAACTGTCAACGGCAAGCCTTCAACATCTATCTGCGGATGGCTCCTCAGTAGTATTGAACGGCAGTCGGGGCTTAGGTTCTGACAAACTGGGGTGGAGCTGAAGCTCCGCCCCTCCCCCTACACACATTCGAAGCAGACGCTTGTTTTAATATTCGACAAAGAAAGGTGGCGGTCGTGGCTGCCACCTATTTTAAGATTAACATATAAAACAATATATTATGAACGATGTTGTGATTAAAGCTGCCCGTACTGCTGACGGCTACTGTTGTGCTTGCGACTTACTGCCGGGTTGGGTTGTTGCCTACGATGGCGACCTTGAGGGCTTTAAGGAGTATGTCCAGGAGAGTGTTGACTTCTGGCTCGAAGGCAGACGTAAAGACGGTGATGCATACCCGGAGGTGTTTGACGGTGAGTATAGGCTCGTCTACGATTTTGATGTAGCTACGTTGCTCGACTACTATCGTGGCATATTCTCGTTTGCCGCTCTTCAGTCAATAACGGGCATCAACCAGAAGCAGCTCTCACACTATGCGAGCGGCTTGTCGAAGCCGCGCCATCAGCAGGTGGAGAAAATAAAGTCGGGTCTGCGCCGACTTGCCAAGGATATTGAAATGGTCACTGTTTAATAAATTCAACACCGCCGCCCGACCATGCGGCATATAAAAGATCTATTTATTCCCTCGGTGCGTGACGCATCGGGGGATTTTTCATTTGCGTGTCTCCACGAAATTGGTTAACTTTGCAGCATCAAAATTTTAAAACATTTATATAGCGGTGGGAGTCTGTGAGGATTTAAGCCGCTTTTCTTTTGCCATATATTGCTTAATCAAATTTTTATTGCTAATTTTGTGCAATGTTTTAAAATTTTGAAAAAATGAACAATGGTGATATTACTGTTATAAATAATTATGTTCAAACAGTCTCGCACTCATCTTCATATTGGATGGTGAGGACTATGGGTGGTGAATACTACAATGACTTTGTCGAGAATGGATTCATTGCTGTTGGGCATAATGACATCCTTCTAAAGGATATAAATGATATATTGACCAATGAAAACACAGCGATGAAGAACTTGCGCAAGATAGTAGCAAATCTTCATCCTGAAATCAACCGTCCCGGCCATGTAGCTTCGCAGCTCATACGCTTTTGCCATGAAATAAAACCTGGCGATATAGTTGTTGTTCCTGGGTATTCTTCATTCAAATTAAGTATATGCCGTGTCAAAAGTGCTGTATATGAGGAGCCTAATATTGTTGAAGGCAATGGTCGGTGTCCGTTCATGAAGAGAATAGATGTAGATATCCTAAAATCTACTTCTCGCACTGTTCTGCCACCAAAAGCCCAGCTAATGTTTAATTCTCGTCATCCAATCTCAGACATTTCAGAATATGCGGCATATATAGACTCCACGCAGTTTGATTTCTATAATAAAGATGATGAGACACACATCGTTCTAAGAATAAAGACAGAAAACGAAGTGGACGTTTCCACATTTTACGAAATCCAACAATTATTTATACTTGCAGAGCAGTTTTGCAAAGAGAATAATATAGAAGACTCAGTAAAAGATGTGTCTATGAAAGTGCAGATGGAGTCGCCTGGTTTACTTCATTTCATTTCAAAGAAAAAGAACATATTATCTACCGTGGGGATTATAGTACTTCTCATTAATGGTGGCGGTTTGGAATTCAACAATAAAGATTTCCAATTTAAACTTAAAACAGATGGTATCATTAAGAATGTCAGCGAATTTCTCGATCGTAAGACCGACCGGGAGATGCGTGACAAAATAAAGGATTCATTGGACTCGCTTCAGATAAACACTCCCGATGATTTCCAAAAGGCCATGATTGAGCTTTATAAGACACAAAACGCCAATCGTAAAGCTTATTAGTATGGATAATGATAAAACGGTATAAGCATTATGGCAATGGCTATGCTTATGGCAATAATAATAACCTCAGTCTGTTCTTTCATCTGCTTGCTGTGGCTGATTTTTACTACAGCAATGCGGATGAGGGTCATGGGCAACGTAGCTATTACTACAAACGTGCTCACGAAAGCCAATATGTTGCCAAGTATACTGAACATGATAATGGATGATTTCTTCGGTACAAAGTTAATAATTATATTTATAACTTGCTGCATTGCAATGGCAATTTAACTAAAATGTTACTTCATTTATTCAGATATTAGTATACTTTACAAAGATCTGCCCCGGGGCTTCGGCTTCGGGGCTTTTTATTTCCAATTCTCGCCAATTCTCGCCAAATTGGAGAGTTTTCCTCGCAATTCCTCGCTTTTCCTCAAAAATTCCTCGCAAATTCCTTGCACGTTTCAATCTTAATGCCTACCTTTGCCATCGCTACGATATCCATGCGGAGCACTCCGCATGAACAAAGGGCGAGACGATATGTTCAAGCCCAACCAACTTTTTCTAAACGTTGTGGGCTTATTTTTTTGCCCATAACCTGCCGCATCGATACGAGGGTAATTCGCCCTTTGTTCATGCGGAGCACTCCGCATGATGTGGAGATGCCAGAGACAGAATACGGCGGTTCGCCTTCCACGTGTTTTTTAGCCCTTTGTGGCGGAGAGCATGGATGTTGTAGCAGACGAGGAAGTGCGAGCCGCTTTTTTCGTACCCCTACGTCAACCCGCGCCGGAGCGGTTCTCCGGTAATAAGGCTACAACATCCTATATTATGCAAACATCTGCATCTATCCAGCGCACCGCTCAACTGCGCCCGTTTAGCATCAGCACCGCCTCCGTTAAGGCGTGGCTCAACGGAAAGAGCAAGTTCTACACCAAAATCTGCGAGTTCGAGGTGACACGCCGCGAGGTTCTGCGCGTTCATGCTGCGCTCATAGCGCTCGGCGTTGGCGCCATCAGCGCCGAGAGCAGCATCCTCGCCGCCCTCTTCTGTGTAGTCCTCTCGGGCTACAACGTCTACAAGTTAAATCAGGAGGAGAAAGGAGGCGAAGCATGAACGAACATCCATTCTACAACGAACTTTCGTTGGTTCTTGTGAACACCTATGCACCAAAAAACAAGTTTCAGGAACTGGTCTGCAAGATGCTCTCTCCGCTGCACGGCATGTTGGTGGAGACGGAGCACATCGATACCGTGTTTGACGATATTGAAGCGATAGTCCTTCAGGCTGACATCGAGAGGCCGCGCCGCACCACTGCGATGCAGTTCGAGGCGAAAACTGAGGTGCCGGACCGATACGGCAAGCTGTGCCGTGCAGCGGTGATCAGCGATGTCATCAAGGGCACGAGAGTTGGCAACGAGGTGGCTACGGTCTACTTCCATCCGGTGCAGGGCATACTCAAATACCTCAACAAGGGCGGTACGCAGCGTATGCAGCCGATAATCTCCGGCAAGGTGAGTGCTGAGTGGTTAGCACAGTATGTTGATATGGTAGAGAAAGGAGGCGAAGCATGACACGTTTCAAGACTATGCACGGTCTGCACAAGATGCACCGCGAGACCTCAAAAAAGCTGCGCTACGCTATCGGCATGAGAGTGGAAGCTACGCTGAAGGAAGTGAAGCTCATACCGCACTTCAGTTTCCGCTGTCGCGCGAGACTTTGCACATACAGAAAGAAGTTGGCAGAAATTGAATGTGCTTGCAAGGCTGTTGATGCACTTGTCGAAAGAGTAGAGAAAGGAGGCGAAGCATGATAACAATAGATTGTACTCCCGTACGAGTATTGCTCGATAAGGAGAACTTAGCGAACAAGATAGATCTGCTCCGCGACACCATCGACCTCCTGCTCGAGGAGACGGCGGAGATTAGCGACACGGTAAAGCTTGTCGATGTCGCCGACCTTATGCGCAACCTTAACGAACTGCGCCGACAGCTAAACGAAGTTTTAAAAGCACAATAAGCAGAAAGGAGAATGTTATGGAGACAACAAACAGAACAGATAGAGACGAGAACGAAGTACGCCGCGCTGAAGCTATCATTACCGTTATGGATGCTTACCTTGCTTCGCGATCACCGGAGCCTGGCAAATCTCAGCTTGGCGAGGAGTACACGGCGGAGTATAAGACAACGGAGGAGATAGCCGACGAGCTGCACAGCATCATGCCAATACACCCAATGGATATAGTGCTATACCTGCAGGGCGAAGGCTACGAACTGAAGACCGCTGAGGACGGTACGCTACGGTGGGAGCTCTGGCGCGATATGCACTACATGCTATAAGAGCCATAATATGCAATCAAGAATCATACGATGGCATTAAATATTATGAACAAAGAGGATTGTTTTAGAATATTCCACGTAGAGGATATAATGGATCTTCCGCAATCAGTAATGAATATTGTAATGGGCGACAGAGAGCAACGCGATGCTATTTATAAAGAGTTGCTCTCGGTCAACCATCACGACATGAGCTTCGACTGGTTCCGTCAACTATATGAGGAGGAGTTCGCCCAACGCAAGAAGCAAAAGCAGGACTTCACACCAATGGAAGTGTCAGAGCTTGTAGGAAAGATTGCCGTGCCAACGACTGGTACCATACACGAACCAACGGCAGGTACTGGCGGTCTTATAATAAGTGCGTGGTGGGAACAATGCCGGCGTGTAATACCATGGGAGTATTTCCCGTCGAAACACATGATAACGGTATGGGAGCTATCCGACCGTGCTATTCCTCTGCTATTGTTGAACCTCAGTATACGTGGCATAATGGGGTATGTATACCATGGGGATGTTCTTGAGTGTGCTGTCAAGGCCCGATATATATTGCTTAACAATAGCGATGACGCCCTTGGTTTTAGCGATGTTATAAAGGTTGGACCTGGTGACCGTATTGTAGGGTAAATAAAAGAAAGGAGGTTTGTAGACAATGACATTTTTTGAAGCTTATGAGAAATGGTTCGATGAACATAAAAATGAGGTGAAGCAGACGACGGCTTACGCTTATTACAGCATGGGCAAGGCCTTCTCTCGTATTATCGACCGTGATGCGGATATATGCACTCTTAATGAGACCACGATGAAAGCCTGTTTCGCGAAGTTTCATGACGCAGGGGCCAGCAATCACTATTTATCAGACTTGCTCCGCATGTTCAGAATGGTTATGCGATTTGCCGGCAGCTCTTTATGTGTGACCGGCCTGCCTTCTCTTGAGTGGAATATGAAGGATGTAACCACCGGGCGTATCAAGGGGACAGCAAGGCAACGTGTGAAAAGATTTACAATCGCCGAATACGACCGCATGATAAAAGTATTTGAAGATAATCCGACTCCCGGCAGACTTGCCATCGTAATAACCATGTTTACCGGTATTCGAATTGGCGAGGCGTGCGGCTTGAAATTTTCCGACATTGATTTCGATGAGGGCGTGATACACATTCAGCGTACGCGTGTGCGTACATCCAAGTCGTTCCAGAAGATACTCCGACCTGGAGAGGATTGCGCTACGCCAATCTGTACTCAATCTCCCAAAAGCGCTTCCTCCGACCGATATATTCCGATGATACCAAAACTCCGCAAAATATTGCAATCATACGCAAAAGTATTTCCTGGAGATTTTTTTATCTCTTCGCTATCGACTAAACCTACGGATACACGTGTACTGCGATCCTGGTACGAACAGATGCTCAAGGCAGCAAATGTCCCTTATCTGAATTATCACTGCATGAGACACACATTTGCAACTCAAATGATAGAAAAAGGCATTGATGTCAAGACAGTGTCTTCTATACTCGGCCACGCAAGCGTAGAGATAACGATGGATACTTACTGCCATCCATCTGACGATACAAAACGTGCGAGTATACAGAAGGCTTTCAGAGGATTGCTTAAGTAGTTGTGTATTGTATGGCAAATGATAAATAGAGCCATAAGATAAAAAACATTTTTTTACATTTTTCGCTTGCGGCGCATTCTATGTGAATAGGGTGCGCCGCCTTTTTGTATTCTTACGTGCGAGCGGTTTGTGGTATCTTTGCTATCGGAATACAAAAAACAAGTAATATGATCACTCTTCTTCAGTCGCTACCCGCAACATGTTTCTCTTCGTGCATCCCCGACGTGATATATTCGTTCACTCCCTCCAGTGGCGACATCGACGACGCCAGCCGAATAGGCACCACCGTCAGCATGACCATCGACGGCAAGGAGATATTCTCAGAACGTTTCTTCCCCATCGACGGCAAGATAACACTCGCAGAGCTCGACCGCCTGCTCACTCCGTATGCTCGTCAGAACTTGAGCATCAACCTCACCATCAAGATCGAAGAAGATGACGACGTTCGTGAAGATGATGGCGGTACTGCCACCATCTCGTCAAAGATCATATACTGCGAGGCAGATATCAATACTCCTGCTACCGACTTTATCAACACGCATTTTCTCACGATGTTAGATGGCGAGAAGCGCACAGCTCTGAACCGCTTGGAGTACCTACATTACATCGGCACCGACAAGGCTTCCGTCATTGCCGAATACGACGATGGCACTACAAAGGAGTTTTCGCTCTTGCCCGTCGGTGGCAATAGTCGCTATACAACGATTGATGTTACTCCGAGCAAGTTCGTTAGCGATACTGATAGTTGTTTATTGGGTTTTTGGGTCCAGGCAGGGCAGCGCAAGTTCCGGTTCTCTATCGATTTAGATGAGCCTGACTGCGCTCCCATCCTGGTTTTCGAGAACTCTTTCGGTTGCGACGAGCTGCTCTACTGCACGGGTACACACACCGTGGCACCTACCTATAAGCGTAGCCAAGGCTACATCGGCAAGTTTAACCGCAACTACGAGATAGCCGAGACACGCACCTTCAAGGCTGACACGGGCTTCCTCACGTTCGCAATGGCGAATTGGGCTGACGAGCTCTTCCGATCTAAGAGCATACATGTGGTGAACTTCAAGGACGGACACCCAAATGTAGGCAAAGAGGTCATTGTCACCGACTCAAAGTCGGAGTACAACAACAACGACGAGTCGATGCCACGCTTCACATTCAGCTACCAGTATGCTCAGCGCAACCACAACGTGTTCGACACGCTGCGCTCCGGACGCATCTTTGACAACACCTTCGACAATACCTTTGAATGATGGGCGCTATACACTTTGCTGACATGCTGCGCCTGCTCGATCAGGCTTATCAGCACCGCTCACTCGTCGACATCCATGCGTGGGATGGTGGCACCGGCGAGATGCTGCACTACAAGGGGTGGCTGGTGCACCACGTCAACTGGCGCGGCGGTTATGTGCGCCTACGCAACCCTCGCAACCGTGCCATACGTGCATTGCCACAGATTTTTATTATACAAATCAATAACAAACGTGTTTACTTATGACCAATAGCAACACTCTTCTGCCAACATCGGCGCAGCCTGATGCCGAAGGCTTCCGCCGCTATCGCATAGCTCCGTCGGGCATAGGCTCGGCGGGGCAGAGCAATTCCGTGACTTCCGAGTATGGCTCCGACTCGAACACCATCTTCGACGATGACCGATTGCCTGGCAGTAATCTCGTGCGTCCAATCACCGTCGGCGGCAAGCAGTATAAGTACGTGCAGTGGGGCTACGACGACCAGCTGCCTTATCGTCTGCGCCGCGAGATAATGTCCAACATGATAACGGCGCAGTGCCAGCAGTTCAATATCGTGTCATGCTATGGTCAGGGCGTGCGCTTCGTCGACCGCAAGACAAAGCAAGATGTCTCCGATCCTGACATACTGCAGTTCTGCCTACGCAACTCGCTCCAGGAGGTATTCCTGGAGCAGGCCACGGATATGAAGTTCTACTCGTTCTCGGTGACGGTGGTCATTCTCTCGCGCGACGGCGAGCGTATCGTGACGGTGCGCAACAAGGATGCCTCCTACTGTCGCTTCGAAGCTGCATCGAGCACCCATAGTGGCAAACCGGAGCACGTGTTCTATGGCGACTGGCGCCTGGGCTTCCTCGACGAGTCGAAGATAGAGGCAATCCCTCTACTCGACTACTGGGACCCATTAGGCGACCTCCTGGTGCGCATGGGTGCTGAGCCCGACCCGCAGACGGGTCTGCGACGCAAGCCTACAAAAGACCGCAAATTCGCCATCGTGAGCCGTATGGCAACGCCGGGCACGCAGACATACCCCGTGCCTTACTACTCGTCGATATTCCGCGACACGTGGTTCGACATCTATCGTCTGATAGGCATCGGCAAACGCTACATGATTAAGAACACGTCGGCTCCAAGGGTGCAGATTGAGGTGCACGACGACTACTGGGATAACGTGTGCGACAACGAGATGATCTCTGACGAACAGAAGCGCCGAGAGCGCAAGGAGCAGGAGAAACAGAACATCATCGACTTCGTGACGGGCATCGAGAACGCCGGCAAAGCGATGATCAGCGGCTACTACGTAGACCCCAACGGCAAGGAGAACCGCATGGTGCGCATCGTACCGCTCAACGATGCCTCGAAGAAGGAGGGTGGCAACTGGAGCGACGACATGTCGGAGGCCTCGAACGCTCTGTGCTTCGCCTTCGGCATTCACCCGAACCTGGTGGGTGCTACGCCCGGCAAGAGCCAGATGAACAACTCGGGCTCCGACAAGCGCGAGCTCTTCACCCTGAAGCAGGCTATCGAGAAGCCTTGCCACGACGTGATGTGCAAGCCGTATCACGTGATACTCCACTACAACAAGTGGCATGAAAAAGCCACTGTTGACGTACCGATGATCATGCTCACAACGCTCGACAAGAAGCGAGATGCAAAGAAGGTGAGCGCAAGCAATGAGACTATAGAGTAATTATTAACATTCGCCTCGTGGTTTACACAAAGCTTAACGAGGCTCATAAGGCATAGTATGATAACAATATTCAAAGAAGATTTTGAACGCTCACTGCCAGTGGGCGCATCTGCACACGACGAGGTATTCGAGGCAGTGTACCCTGCCATAGAAGCAGCACTCAACAATTACTACGACATGCTGCTCGGCGAGCCTGGTGCTCAGCGAGTTGAGTCGACCGACGAGAGCGAACCGTTAAAGTACTACTTTAAGATGTTGGTGTGCGTAGATGCCTTCCTATCGGTGTTCAGACAGCTCGACCTCGTGCTCACTTCTACAGGCTTCGGCATAGTGTCGAACGACACTATATCGCCGGCTTCGAAGCAGCGTGTTGATGCTCTTGAGGGTCTGCTGCGCACTGCGCTGTGCCGTGTGCGTGCTATGGTGGTACAGCAGCTGCGCTCTGAGGAGTGGGGTGTGACAGAGCAGGCGCAGAACTTCGTGCGCCACATATACACGGAGCACTACTTCTTCTTTGCACAAGGCATCCAAAGCCGGTCGTACAAGGACTGGGAGGCTATGCAACGTGCTATCAGCGAGGCAGAGGAGCAGCTGCGCGTGCGCTTCTCCGACGAGCAGATAGACGATGTGCTGAAGGCTTATCGATGCAAAGACAAAAAGAACATGGCAGAGTACGGAGGGTTCGTTCAGCTGGCGCGCGACTTTGTCGACCTCTGGGCTGCCGACGGTGACGGAGCACTGCACTCCGCTCTCTTCCGACGCATGGAGCGCCTCGTTGAGGGCAGTCCGGAGACATTCTGCATTTACCCCACTACTACGGCGTACAGCTCTGCACACATGCTGACGTTCAGCAACAAAAAAGAATCTTCAGCATTTCTCTTCAATGGATAAAAAAATAGAACTCACATGCCCCAAGTCGTGGAGCGAGCTGACACAAGAGCAGCTACGCTACACCTTCTTTCTGCTTTCCACCTTCGCCGACAAGGTGATGGTGAAGACATATATGTTCGTGCGCTTCACTGGTATCAACGTCATCAAGAAGAACCGCTTCGGATGGCAGTGTGTCTACCAGCCCGAGGGTGAGAAGCGCAAACGAGTGTTCTATCTGCAGCTATGGCAGATACGCTCGTTCCTGGAGCAGCTCGCTTGGGTGGACAGCATAGAGCAAATGGATAATAGGTTGGATGTTGTCCAGGGGCTCGAAGCTGTCCATCCATTGCTGCAGGAGGACACCGAGCACCATCGCATCATAACCTTCGAGGAGTACCTCTGCATGGAGAAGTACTACCAACGCTTTCACTCTACGGGCAATGATGACGCTATCGATGTGCTCGCCTCTTTCCTCTATCGCAATCCCGACTTCTCGCGACCAGCAGAGCTGACACTGACACCTGCGGAGCGCCTTGCCACGCTCGCATGGTTTGCGCACGTGAAAGTCGTCATGTCGCACGCCTTCCCACACTTCTTCCGCAGAACGGAGAGCGACGACGACATATCCGAGCTATCGATGCTGCAGTCGTTCAATGTGCAGCTGCGTGCTCTCACCGACGGCGACGTGACAAAGGAGACACTTGTGAAGCAGACCGACTGCTGGCGTGCTCTTACTGAGCTCGAAGCCAAAGCGCGTGAGGCTGAGGAGTTCAAACGCAAATATCCTAAGCTAACAAGTTAATATACGTGATATATGAAAGACTTATTTCCGGCTCTCGACTACTTCTCTCAACTCGCTAAGAGCAACCGCCTCGCCACCGAGCACGACTTCCACCCATGTCTTTGCTCTGGTCCCGACTCGATACAAGGTGTTATGGACTCGTTCCGCAAGCACAAGAACTTCATCATGGTCGACGACACCACATCGCAGCAGACCTTCAGCAACGGTGTGGGCTATTTCCGACGCGATGTGTACACCGTCTTCATCGTAGCTCACTACCGCTACGACGACATGGCGGAGCGCGAGCAGAAGTTGAACCTCTGCCGCCAGTTGTTCCGACAGTTTCATTCCCGACTGCTGCACGATCGCGATGGACTCGGCGACGAGCGTCTGACATACCTGCAGCTGAACAACATCTACTCTACCGAGCTCGGTCGCTACGCCATGAACGGCGTGACGGGGCTCTACTTCATGGTGCAGAACGAACAACCTATAGATATTAGTTATGAGCAGTCAGACTGGACTTAAACCGAACATGACCGACGCCGAGCACCAGAAGTGGCTTGAGGGTTGGAGCGAGTTTATGGTTAAGATGTGGCGCGAGCGTATGATGCAGTTCGCGCCACCAGTTTACGATACCGGTGCTTTGTCGCGCTCCGTGCAGGGTGTCATACATCCTGGCCCGGTGACATCGATAGAGCACCGTTTTTTGGAGTATGGCATCTATGTGGCACGTGGTGTCGGCAACGGCTACCGCCATAACAACGGTGGTGACCTGGCATTCCTGAAGGACTGGAAGTCGAACCCACACCACCGGCAGAAACGCGACTGGTTCTCAAAGAAGTATATGTACTCGCTACACCGTCTCAACGAGTTCGAGGCTGCTTACTACGGCACTACATACAATGGTCTCGTGTCATCATTCCTACGTCAGCTCTTCACTGGTGGTTCAAGCACCATCGACCGCGCGGTAGCGCAGCTGTAGTGCTTTTCTCGTTTTTTTATTCTCACAGCCATCGCCTTATCTTTGTATCATAAAAATAATATCAGAGTAATATGTCAACAAATAACGATAGCCTACGCAAAGACTTGGAGCAGATACGCGACGAGCGTGCTACTCATGCTAACACCGCACAACGCATCGGCAATGCGCTGCTGGGGCTGTTGCAGGTTATTGAGCAGAAGCTGGACCTAAGCCGTTTTCTGCGACGCGACATTGACGACAAGGCAGAGGGGCATATACGCTTCTTGCGCGGACTATCTGTAGGTTCTGGTACACACGGCATGGCTCAAGATGGCTCTGCAGTACTGAGCAAGCTCACATCAATGCTTTACAGCACCGAATCGCAGTCGGGCTTCGGCTTGGTAGACCGTGGCGACGGCAAGTATCGCCTTGACATCACCGACCTTATGGTGTGGGGTAAAGCCATTTTCAACGAGCTGGAGGTGCGCAAGCTCTCATACGTTGGTGGCAATATCTACCTCAGTGGTGCTGGTAGCAAGATTGTGGCTGTGCAAGCTATCTATGACCTTCAACGCAACCTCACCGGGTGGAAGTGTTTCTTGCTCGCAGACGACGGCACAACGGCTACTCAGAACTATTGGAAGATTGGCGACCAAGCACGCTGCCAGACTTTCGACATTAAGCCTGGTGTGTACGAGGGCAAACAGAACCACTTCTACTGGCGCATTGTAACAGAGGTGAGCACCGAGGCTGAAGTGGTGACTAATGGTATGGGTGATGTGCTCTATGATGGCAAGTTGTTTAATTGGATCGTGCTCGCCAAAGGTAACTGCGCGGAGGGTAGCGATGAGCCAACTGCAGGAGATACCATTGTGCTTGACGGCTGCCAAGACCCTGCAAAGATGGATCGTCAAGGGGTGCTTATGTTAGAGACTACTGGACCTGACACGCCACGCATCGTTGCTTACAAGGGTGTCAATAGCTACACGCATGATGGCAGAGAGGTGTTCTGTTTGTCGCCGAATGGCTCGCGCATAACATCTACGTCGTTCGAGTGGATATCGTCATCTGGCCAGACTATACACATGGTGAACTACCGCGGCGAATGGCAGCGTGGCACTACTTACGACTATTACGACCAGGTGAACCACAACAACGCTGTGTGGCTCTGCACTAACGAGAGCGGTACTGCAGCTGAGCCGGTAAACGGCTCGGCGGACTGGCTGAAGCAAATCGAAGGTGAAAAGGGCGAGAAGGGCGATCCTGGCGAGGATGGCTTGGCGTACCAAATAGTGATAACGAGTAGTTCGGGCACGGTGATGATTAACGGCACCGGGCAGTTGACTCTCGAAGCTAAACTGTTACGCAACGGCGAGGACATAAGCGACACCATAAGCAATAGCGCGTGGTCGTGGCGAAGACAATCGGCAGATACGGCAGATGATACAACGTGGAATACTCTGCATGAGGGTATCGGTAGAGTCTGCGTTGTGAGTAGTGACGATGTCGTAAGGCAGGCGCAGTTTGAATGTGAGGTTTTAATTTAGATTTCATTTTTAACGATTTATATAGATATTATTAATTTAAACAAACAAGAATTTATGGCAAAAGTATTAGCGAATGGTCAAATCACAATCGTTGACCTTAACGACGGCAAAGCTGTTCAGTGCTTCACGCAAGCTTCGCAGGGTCAGACCCAGATCTTCACGCCCGATACTGGTGTGTACACTCCAAACTACTCGACAAGTGCACCTAACGTCATCACAGCTCGTGTGTATGTGACGGGTAGCTCGACCGACCAAGCTCCGACAGCAGCTTGTACCAATTGGAAGTGGACTATAGACGGCGCAGCAGCGACACCAGTGCAGGGCAAGTCGTATCAGCTCAACATCGTCAGCAACATTGCGAAGAATGGCAGCGTGAAGAATATCGAGTGGGCATGTACCTATACCGACCCCGAGACCAAAGCTACCACAGAGTGCAGAGGCTATCTGACTATCAGCTTGGCTAAGTCGGGTGGTGCTTTACAGACGGTGCAGATAGAGACTCCTGACGGCAACACCTTCGACTCTACAAATAGTTCCAAGCCATTGCGTGCTGTGGCTAAATTCTACCGCGGCAATGTGCAGGACACTACTATGACAAGCATGACGTGGGAGGTGCTCAATATTAGTGCTGGCACCTGGGGTGCAGTAGCTGCTGGCAACGTCACTACATCGGGTGGTGTGAGCACGCTGAATGTGAATGCCGACGATGTGCTGAACTTCCAGACATTCCGCTGCACGGTGAAGGATGGTGCTGATACTGCTAACGCCATTGTCACATTCTTCGATGCCAGCGACCCTTATGTCGTAGAGGTTTACTCACTCACAGGCGACAAAATTGTCAATGGTGCTCAGTCTACAGAGCTGTTCGCACGTCTATGGAAAGATGGTCAGGTGGTCGAAGACGGCACAGCTGTTAAGGCTGACAGCACTCACGCCTGCAAATATCAGTATAAGTGGACTAAGTACAACTCGAACGGCGTAGCAACAAACTGGAGCGGCACATCAAGTCCAGTGAATGCTTCTACAAAGCCGTATGTCACGGTGGCGAACGCTGATGTGGCAGTGAGAGGTACATTTACTTGTGAGGTGTCTAAATAGGGCACCTCACCCTATTTCTAAAAACGAAAAGATATGGCAACAATACTTGCACGTGGCTGGATAACCATTGTGGCTGTGAAAGATGGCGACAAGGGCGATAAAGGTGATAAGGGTGACAAAGGTGATAAGGGAACTGCTGGCACTGATGCTTACACTGTTGAGCTTCAAGGTGCACCTATCACCATCTCTACTTCTGATGACGGAGTACCGTCCGGCACAACATCGGGCGGCATCAACACCTATGGCTATGCTACAGTAGTGTGCCGCAAGGGTGGTGCCGTCGTGAGCGCAAGTTCTATTACTATCAAAACGCCTGTTAACTGCACGGCAAGTGTGTCTGGCACATCGGTTCGTATCAACTCCATACGCACATACAACACTGGTAGCAATACTATGTACTACACCGATGGCTATGTCGATGTGTCGGTGGTGGTGGGTGGCAAGACGTTCGTCGTGCGCCTGACGTGGCACTTAGACTATACTAAGTACTTCGGTGGACTAAAGGCAGATGCGAAGAAGATGGAGTCGAAGTACACAGAACTGACGAATAAAGTAGACGGTATGCCGCTGCAAACAAGCTCTGCACTACAACAATACTCTTCCGAGATTCTGCAGTCGGCACGCGAGATATCTCTGAAGGTGGGCTACACTCTTGCTGAGCGACGCAATCTGCTCGTTGGCTCGTTGTTCCGCAAGCAAGGCGAGGGCTGCGATCTTCTGAGGTCTAAGATATACTGCACGTCGGCGCATGAGGGTGCCAATGTGGTATTCGCGCCCGATGCCAAGGTAGGCGGTGCACGATGGGGTGAAGCATCGAACTCTCGCAACATACACGTCACTAAGGGCAAGACGTACACGCTGGCTTTCTGGGCACGCACGAAGTCAGCCAAAGTAGTTATTACGGGAGAGGTGGTGTGGCACAGCTCGGCAACCGGCACGTCGCGACCAAGTGGATATACCGGTCCGAATGGTAGTGCGAATTTAGGAGTAGCAATGATAACGCCAAGCGACGGATGGTATCTCTACCAGAAAACCTTTACTGTGGCAGCGAACGCCCCTTATGAGTGGATTTCCGTGGCGTGCGTGAAAGTCGAGGCATCTACTGCAAGTCAGCAGGTGTACATCGCCCACCCTATACTCATTGAGGGCACAGCGGAGGATTTTGTAGGTTGGAGTGCTTCGTCCAATGATTACGACTACATTGGTGGCAATCTTCTCGACAACACGCGCACGTTCGCCAAAACCGGCAATCTGATGCGCTTGGATGCCTCGGTAGTCACTAACGAGTCGTACAACAACGGATGCTCGGTAATATATGCCGACGCTGCTTCCAAATACATTGAGATGGCGCAGTGGAGCGTGAATACCATCATCAAAAAAGGTGAGGACTATATGTTCTCGTTTATGGCAAAAGGTAGTGGCAGCATCGACGCATACATGTGGAGTGGTTCTAATCTAAGCATATTCGCCGAGGACAGCGAGCGCGATACAACAACGAGCAACGCAGACGGCGGACGTCGCTTCTATCTCACAAGCGAGTGGAAGCGTTATTGGGTACACTGGCGTTCGGATGGCACTGGCATACCTAACTATGTCCTCATCCGTTGTATACAAGGCGGAAAGGCGTGGGTGACAATGCCGAAGTTAGAGGTGGGTGCAACGCCTACCGACTGGATAGGGTCGGCAAACGGCTATGTCGAGGACAGTGGCATTGTCGCAAAGCTGCTGCGCACTGGCTTAGACATCGAGAACGGCAAGATAACGGCAACGGCTGATAAGTTCGAGATACGCAACAACAGCGGCGAGGTGACGGCGAGCGTGAACGAGAATGGACAGCTGGATGTCAATGAAGGTCTGTTTAAGGGATTTGTGTGTAAGAAGCTAACAAGAATAACATCGGCAAACTTACATAAATACATCTTAAATCAATATGTCGGTGAAGGACATATAAGCTTTGACTTTACAAAAACGGGTAGTTTTATAGAAATTGTTGATGGTAGTTCTTTCGGTGCAACGCCAGTAATAGTGTTACCGTTTTATTCATCAGACAAGAAACATACGTTTGCAGCCCTAAGTGCAAAAGACGTTAGAGACGTGCTGCCATACTACGGTCAGGATATCATCATTATCAACAGAAGCGGAAAGGCGTTCGATATGATAGGTGGCTATTTGCAAGATAACACCTCCGGTTCACCGCAGAACGTTATATACAACAATACGGCTGTCATATTAACATGTGGCTGCAGCGGCACCATCTCGAAAGTAGAAGCACAGTGGGTAGGCAGAAAGCTATTGGGCTTCAATGGAGTATATGATGTATTGGCAGGTGGCAAGGCAGCCGACGAGGCTACTGACGGAGAAACAACAACGCTGAGTTCTGAGGACGAGCCAACATAAGTTAACGACTTAAAAACATAAATCATGGAAGTAAAAGTAAAGAGAATAGCACGACGTGACACCTACACTATAGGTAAGATGTACGTCGACGGCGAGTATGTCTGCGACACGCTCGAAGATAAAGACAGAGGACTAACCTCTAATATGTCGGTTGCGCAGATATGCGGAGTGAAGATTAAAGGCGAAACCGCCATTCCGACGGGCAGATACCTCGTCGACATGAAGACGGTATCGCCAAGGTTCGGAGGTCGGGCACAGTACCAGTTCTGCAAGGGCAGACTGCCGCGACTGTGCAATACGCCCGGCTACCAAGGTGTGCTGATACACTGTGGCAACACGGCGAAGGATACGGAGGGCTGCATCCTTGTCGGTTTGAACAAAGACGTCGGTCAGGTGCTGAACTCAACGGCGACGTTCCGCAAGGTGTACGCGAAGTTGAAGGCTGCTGACGAAAGAGGAGAACAGATTTGGATAACAATCGAATAACACGGAAAACACAATATAAAATGGCAGGAAATATCACTACAAGTACAGGTAAGGCTTTCGTGGTCGGTACCATGAGCACGGAAGCGCTTACCGCTCTGTTCGATTTACGTTGGATGCTCGTTCTTATCGTCGTTCTTATCGTCGCCGATTTTTGGTTCGGTGTGTCGGAGAGCATTAAAAGGAACGAACACTTCCGCTTTTCGAGAGCAGGGCGCAGAACGTGCAATAAGGCGGTGGACTACGTTACATACCTCATACTCGGCTCTGTGCTCGGCTTGGCTATCTTCGAACCGCTGGGCTGGGCTAACCACGTCACAACGGCGGCTATCGGCTTGGGCTTCGGGTGCATCTGGGAGGTAGATAGTATCGTCGGGCACGTTTGCGCCCTGCATGGCATAAAAAACACATTCTCCGTGAAACGCCTTATCATCGCACTCATCAAGCGGAAGAACGCAGACATCGGCGAGGCGGTTGAGGAAGCAATGGATAACAATAAAAATTAACGAATATGGATATACGAGGAATATTAATGTTACTGAACTGCATCGTCTTAGGAGCGACAATGCTCTTTGTCTTTTACAAGGCTGACAAGCTCGATGTAGTCGATGAAGGCTACGACGAGAACAAGCAAAACCGACAAGGTGCTATCGGATGGTTTATCGCGTCTATATTCGTAGGCGTTCTTGCACTGCCAGTAATGGTGCTGCGTGAGGTGTATCAATGGAAGCGTTACAAGCTACCGAGTATTGAATGGGATGATATATGTCGCTACGGCTTCGCTATTGTCATCGGCTCTATGCTGCACGTGCTCTTGCTTGTTATGACAAGCTGCACAACTCCGAAACCTATTGTGTTAGAGCGAGTGATTAACAAGACGGACACGCTGTATAAGACCAACTACAAAGCCGATACGTTTCGCGTACACGACTCGGTGTATGTGGAACACTACACTCGTGGCGACACAGTGTATAGGCTAAAGAGCGTGTGGCGATGGCGTGACCGCATAAGTGTGAAGGCCGACACTATATATAAAGCAATGCTCCAGACCGACACAACACGTCTTCCCATACCAGTGGAGCGCAAGCTATCGACGTGGGAGCGCACGCAGATGCGCGTCGGGCAGTTTACTATCGGCGCGGTGGTGCTTATTGTTCTGTCGCTGTTGTTGTGGCTGATACATCGCCGACGATGATGCTCCACCGCGTATACCAAAATATTTTGGCTCCAGACTTTGCAGTCTCAAATATTTTGCGTATATTTGCGGTATAACCAATTAAATCGTCTGCTATATGATAATACTACCCGACAGTTTCTGGATTTTATTCGTGATAATAATCTTTTGCTTTATAATAAAAGAGGCAAAGAATGGACTCTCGCATTCATTGAATCCTGAAAAAGTCAAGCGAGATCTCGAAGACTCCCAGAAATTACTTGCGTTTACAAGACATAAATCATGGCTTATACGTGTTGCAGACCGCGAATCGCAGCGTATGGAGAAGCGCCTTGAATATCTCTACAGTCTACGCAAAAAGGCTGTGAAACGCTTTGGCGAGGATTCTGAGCAGGTTGAACGTATAGACAAATGGTTGAACGAGGTGCGGCGATACATGCTTGAATTTTCAAAGGTATCTATGACAGCATTTAACATGCGCGTCGGTACCTGAATGTATTTTTTACTACACTATATTTGTGCTACTTTTGGTTCACAAACCAAAAGTAGCATTTTTTATGGCAACAACTCAAACTTTCGAGACCATCGTCAGTCTTAATGCGCAGCAAGCGAAGAATGAGATGGCAACACTAAAGAAAGCCCTCGATGACCTAAAGCAGAAGAAAGCCGAGGCACTCAAAGACCCTGGTACGTCGGTTAAAGACATTAACAAGTTCGACAAGCAAATTAAGACTGCCGAGGCAAGCCTTAAATCTTACAGCAATAGTGTTGCAAAAACAATAGACACGGTCAACAATATTTCCACAGCATCGTTGGGGGATATTGAAAAGGCAGCCCGTGAGGTGCGACGTGCGATGAAACAAGTGACAAATCCCGATGATTACAATGCGCTCAATGTTATTCTACAGCACTGTAAGGATCGTATGGATTTTCTTAAAGATTCTACCGTGCATTCGCTGAAAGAGATGCAGGAACTAAATCATGCTACCGTCAATCTGCAACGAGTTCTTGGCGATATTAATGGCGCGTCGCTTAACGATCTTACTGCAGCTGCATCTACTCTGCAGAAAGAATTAAACGACATGTCGCCTAATACAGATGCCTTCGACAAAGCTTCAGAAAGTCTGCAAAAAATAAGCACACGCATACAGCAGATACATTCGAGCCAAAAGGAGGCAAATCTGTCCATTGACAAATACGATAAAGAGATAGCTGCTGCGAGACGCTCAGCCTCTGAACTCGCACGTGAAAATAAACTTATAGATGCTACGCTTAAAAATATCAGCGGTTCGTCCTTGCGTGACCTTGAGTTTTCGCTGAAGATCGTCAATGAGCGCCTTGCTGACACTAAGCAGGGCTCTGAGGCTTTCGACGTACTCAATGACAAGGCTAAGGCGCTCAAGGCTCAGATATCTGCAGTGAATAGTGAGCAGCAGACTGCTACATCGCTGTTTGGCAAGTCCGTCAAAATTCTTAATGATAATTGGGGGGCTATAACTCAAGGCATAGGTGCTATAACGGGGTTGTCAAGTACCATCCGACAATGTGTAGACGCATATACCGAGATGGACCAGGAAATGAACAATGTGCGCAAGTATACTGGGCAGTCTATGGAGGAGGTCACAGAGATGAACGAGGAACTGAAAAAGATGGATACCCGTACTCCGCGTAAGCAGCTTAACGAGCTCGCCGAGTCTGCTGGCCGTCTCGGCATTACGTCCAAAGACTCGATATTAGAATTTGTTGATGCCGCTGATAAAATTCAGGTCGCCCTTGGCGATGATCTCGGCGATGGCGCAATCGATAAGGTGGGCAAGCTTGCTATGGCTTTCGGTGAGGATGACCGACTCGGTCTGCGTGGCGCTATGCTCGCGACTGGTTCGGCCATCAATGAGCTTGCGCAGAACTCATCCGCCTCGGCTGGCTACCTCGTTGAGTTTACTGCTCGTGTTGCTGGCGTAGGCAAGCAGGTCGGTTTGACACAAGCTCAAATAATGGGCTATGGTGCCGTCCTTGATGAGAACATGCAGAAGGATGAGATGGCTGCGACAGCTTTTTCTCAGCTCCTCACAAAGATGGCTACTGATACGAAGACATTTGCTAAGATGGCGGGTGTTGATGTCAATACGTTTACTGAGCTTGTCAAGACTGACATGAATAAGGCTGTCATCACGTTGATGGACAACCTTAAATCTAAGGGCGGTTTCGACCAACTTGGTAGGATGTTTGGCGATATGGGGCTTGACGGACAGCGTGCAGTGTCGGTGCTTACAACAATGGCAGATAAGGTCGACGATTTGAGACAACGTCAGGAGATTGCGACTGATGCTTATAAAAAAGCCACGTCAATTCTTGAGGAGTTTGATGTGCAAAACGAGACTATACAAGGTGAGGTCGATAAGGCTAAAAACCGCTTCCATGAACTCACCGTTGAGCTCGGTGAGAACCTGCTGCCGGTCGTCAAGTACACGATAAGCGTGGGCAGCTTGCTCGTTAAGAGTCTCAGTGTTATCACTAACTTTTCGCTCAAATACTGGAAGGTGCTCGTAGTGCTCACGTCCGGTATCGTTGCTTATACTCTCGCAGCTAAGGCTGCCGAGATAGCTGAAACTGCAAGCAAGATAGCTAAGCTCAAAAGTTTGGCAGTTGATAAGATGAAGGCTGTTTACACAGCTCTGGCTACATCTGCGCAGACCGCTTATAATATCGCTGTGCAAGCTTGCACAAGGCAAATAACATTAGCTGCTGCTGCCCAAGAGCTGTGGAATAAGGTTATACTCGCTAATCCTTACGCAGCAGCTCTTACTGCGATGGTGGCTGTTACTGCCGCTATTGTTACTTTTACGCTTAAAACTGACAAGGCTATTGAGGCGCAACGTGAGCTTAATAAGGCTAACGAAGAGGCGGCTACTGAATGTCGCTCTGAGATTGCCGAGCTCTCAAGTCTCGTTAAACTTGTCCAAGACAAGTCTGCATCTGATGATGTGCGTACCGAGGCGCTGAAAAAACTAAAATCTCAATACCCTGAGTATCTCAATAACCTCACGCTCGAAAACTCTCTGTCTAACAATGCTCGTGAGGCTGTTGATAAACTCACCGACTCCATCCTCGCACAAGCCAAGGCTCGTGTGTATCTTTCAAAAGTGGAGGAGCTTGAGCGAAAGAAGCAGGATGTTGACGAGGAGTATTTTAATAGCTGGTGGGGTGGTATGGTACAGAACTTTCGCTCTCAGTTTCAGGCTCTTGGCAATAACATCGCTCACTATACACAAAAGGGCTATAACGCCCTCTCTCAAGGTTTTGATGGCGGTCAGTTCAGGCGAGGCTTGAAAGGGTTTAAAGATGGTTGGAATACACAGACGTATATTGAGCGTGAGGGCTACAGCAGAGATTATGTCCGCAACTACAGCCGTAACCACGATGCTGACATCCTGGAGCTGCAGAACAAGCAAAATGAGTGGCTCAAAAAATATCAAGAGGTACAAAAGCAGCAAGCCGAGAGCTTGCAAAAGGTGCGCAAGGCTAACGAGGCTCTTGCCGGTGGCAAGGGTAGTAACTCTACAGCGAGCGAGGATTACAAGTCTGAAGCTGAGAGAAAAGCTGAGCAAGCGGAGGCTCGCAAGGCTGCGGTGGCTGCTCGTAAAGCAGAGGCAGAGCGTAAGCGTCAAGAGGCACAGAAAAATAAAGACCTTAAAGCTGCTGTCAAGGCTCAACAAGCCATCACCGATGCTGAGCTTGTCGAGAACTACCGCAGATACGCTGACGAAAATCTGTCATATAAGGATTTTATGCGTCAGCAATATGATATTAAGCAGCAGGGTCTCGATGAGCAGATAAAGCTGTATGGCAAGGACGCTGACGAAGCTCAAGCCCTGATGAAGAAAAAGACAGAGCTTGAGCAGCAATATCAGCAACAAAAACTCCGCTACGATGAGGATGAGATTCAGCGTGAGCATGCCGTCAAGGCAATAGACCTACAAATGATGTATGAGAAAAAAGATATGAACAATGATCTCTATCATGACGATATCGCTCTTGCCGAGGCTATGTATAATAATGATATTGACATGCTCAAAAAACGTCAGTCGCTTTATAAAAAGGACTCGCAGGAGTGGCTCGATATCGATGCGGAGATTAGTCTACGTCAGCGAGAACAAGACCTTGACCGTACACAGCGTTATAACGATTTACTTGAAAGATACAAAGAGGAGTGGGCTGCGAAGGATGTCAAAGAGCAGGAGCGAATAACGCTCAAGGGTCTCGACCTCCTGCATGAAAAAGGGTTGCTGAAGGAGAAAGAGTATCAGGAAATGCTGAAGCAGATTAAACTGCGATACGCTGAACAAGAGGCAGAGCAGGGCTTACACGACTCAAAAAACGAACAGTTTAAACGTAATGCTCACTCTGCTTACAATACAGCGTCAAACAAGGCGCAAGCATCATGGTCTAACAAACATGATGATGGAGTGAATGTTGGTGCTTTTATAACATCCGACATAGATATCTATGCGTCAACGCTTGCCAACATTAAATCGATGGAACATGAGGGGCTTATCTCACATGAAGAAGCTATGGCTGCTATGGGCGAAGCTACAGCTAACATGTGTAATGGTTTGGTCGCTAAGATGCAAGCTGCTATGGATGCAATCTCGCCACTTATGAGCGCAATGTCGTCTTACTACTCTGCGCAGTCTGACTACGAGGTTACTATAACAGAGAAGAAGTACGAGAAGCTTATAAACGCTGCTGGCAACAACACTGCCAAACGCAAAAAACTGGAAGAGAAGAAAGAGAAAGAAATAGCTAAAATAAAAACAAAGTATGCTAAAAAGCAAGCCGCAATGCAGATAGCCCAAGCTATTGCCCAGACAGCTATTTCGGCTATTGGTGCTTACAGCTCTGCAATGACCGGTATGCCTTACCCTGCGAATATGGTACTTGCGCCTATTGCCGCAGGCATCGCTGCCGCAGCTGGAGCAATACAAATAGCCACTATCAAAAAGCAGCAGCAAGCGCAGGAGGCTGGCTACTACGAGGGTGGCTTTACGGGCGGTTCAAGCTATCGACGCAAGGCGGGCATCGTGCACGAGGGCGAGTTCGTAGCTAACCACAATGCGGTGAACAACCCGCAGGTTCTGCCAGCTCTGCAGCTCATCGACGAGGCGCAGCGCAACAATACGGTTGGTTCGCTTACTGCAGCTGACATATCGCGCTCGCTCGGTCAGGGCGGTGCTACGGTGGTGTCTGCGCCATCGGTGACGGTCAACACCGACAACTCAGAGCTGAATGCTACCCTCGGCGAAGCTCGTGATGTTATCGACCAACTATCGCTGGTGCTCGCGCAGGGCATACATGCGGAGTGTTACATCGACGGAGAACTCGGCATCGCCAGGAACCTCGACCGTTACAATAAATTAAAATCGCATACATAAAAAACATAATATGATACACTGCACTATCAACGGAGAGGTGGGCTACCCGTCCACCTCCGACAAAATAAAGTTAACGTATAACAACCCGTATGTCCAGGATTCGGGCGAGTATTCCTATGATATCTCATTCCCGATGTCAATACATCAAAATGCAACTCTTTTCAAACACGTAAACCGCTTCGATGTAAAGAAGCGCATGTCGTCGTTCGATGATTGCAAGATATACGCGGATAATCGGCTCGTCATATCGGGTAAGGGTACAGTCACTTCTATTAGCGATACAACCGTCAAACTTCAAATTGTTGGCGGCAAATCGCGAATCAAGTATAATTCTGCCTTCGAGAAACACTTCATTGACGATATAGACTATTTTGAGGGTGATGATACTCTTTTTGGTCTCGATAGCCGATTTGAGAAAACCGTACACCTAAAAGACCGGCCAGGTATGGTTTATATTAACTTAAAAGACAACCCCACGGTTTCATGCTTCTCCGGCGTTTTTAATCCGGTTTGGGACGAAGCGAATAGCCGGTTCGTCAATGACATCTACTATCATAGAAGGGTCTTGGTAGATAAGCATGGCGCATATCTTAATAGTGGCAATCCTACAACGTATGTTGAAATGGTGCGCCTGGCTATACAGCCACGCCTGCAATATGTACTGGAGAAGGTTTTGGAGCATGAAGGCTATAGCGACCATACATTCAATTTCGATAGGTCGCATTTTAGCAGGCTGTTTGTCGTCAATGCGCACCCGACATTTAAGATCAAAGAGGCCTTACCGCATTGGTCGGTTTATACCTTCTTGGAGGAACTTAGCAAACTGTTGAATGTTAGATTTCTGTTCAATGAGACAGACAAGTCTGTCAATGTCGTACCAGTAGAAGAACTTTATTCCTCCGCAGCTGTTGCTTACGAATGCCTCGATGAGTACACTTGCGAGTTCGACAATGATGGCGCAAATCTGCTTGATGCCTCGAATATTGAATACAAGTTTGATGATACCACAAGTCGCTCTTGGCGCGATAGCATACCACTTAACGTGCAGCATATATACGCAACGAAGTATTATAAAAATCGTGACGAAATGGGGGCGGCGTTAAAACTCATGCCATTAAAAGAACAACGACAAACGATTTTTGCCGCACAAGCCGATGGTTACTTCGTTTATTCAAAATGGCCCAACAAATGGAATTCTGACAAACTAACAGAGTCGCTCGTACCATGCGGATTTTTCAGCCCGATAGTACGCGATGCAGATTCTACAGACTCCATTGAGATTAAAATAGCACCGGCAAGCATTAGCCGTAGAAAACGGTCGCACAAAACAGATGTCGTAGATGGTAATCATTATGTGGTATGCCCGTCGGCAACCGATGACTATACAGGGCCGTCTGGCTCGTATGAAGACGAAGGTGGAGAGCCTTATTCTTCAGTACAAGAAGCCATTGAAGGCGATGCGACCGAAGATACGCAAGAAGAGAACAGCGTAGAGTCAGATAAGACCATGAGTGTCTTTTTTACGAGTTCAGAGAAATTCTTTATGATGGAAGGCAAAGGCGGGTGGTACGAAGACATCAAGGTGCCGGGTGGTCTTATGGGCGTCGATATGAATTTGTATTGCCAATTCCCCGTTTCATTTGTCGATCATCGTGCATATCCAGACTGGACTGGAGCAAAGGAGACTATGTCGATGGATTTGCACCAGCTTCACCATTTGCAGTATTCGTCGCCAGACGACTTGAGAAAAGATGCCTCTCACCCAGATATAGACACGCACAACCTGCGCTGCATCAAGTTTCTGACAGACGATATTCCCGATCCTTCGAAAATATACATCTTTCACAATCGACGTTTCGTCTGTCAGAAAATAGAAGTGGAGATCGTTGATGGTTGCGTCAGCCAAATAAAGACCGGCTACTTCTACGAGATACTATAAGTCGCCAACAAAGTGCTTTGTACTCTCGTGCGCCACTTTCGGACTCTTCAGATACCTATTGGTAACAGATATGTCCGAGTGTCGCGCTTGGTCGCGAGCTACGACAATGCCTTCGGCGTTGGCGAGGTCGCGAATTCCTGAGTCCTTCAGACTATAGAACTGGTACGAGCTTGGGAAGCCAAGAGCCTTCCTCACTCGTACCCATTCTTGCCTGAAGCGGTTGACGGCTATCTGTTCGTGGCTCGGCTGAAGGTTCTTGCCGAATAGATATTCTTGTGACGGGTGGTTGAATATCCCCTGGTCGATCATTACCTTCAGTAATGTGTCGTTGAGTGCTACCGCCTGCTCCTTGCCGTTCTTCGCTACCTCTGCAGGTATAGTTATGCACTGCTCCTTTATTGATATGTCGCCTATCTTGATGTGACGCAGCTCTTCTGGTCTGATAAAGGTGTAATACTCCATCAGGCAAGCGAGGTAGAACGCCGGACGCTTCTCCTTTGTGTATTCCTTCAATCTCCGCAGATCCTCGGGCTTGATGCTGTCGCGGAACTTCTCGGTCTCCTTCATCATCTTGATACTCTCAACGAAATTCTCAGTGATGTACTGCCTATCCACAAGCCACGTGGCGAAGGTTGACAGCCATGTGCGATAGTTGTTGCGAGTCGTGGCAGACCGCTCCTTGTCGAACACAATGTAGTCAAGAAAATCAATGACAAGGAGTCGGTCAAACTGGTGTACGTACTTTATGCAGGTCTTTGCCTCGTCGATGTAGGAGAGCAATACCGCCAAACGGCTGCGATAATCAGTAGCCGTCTTCGACTTTATCATACTCTTCTTCTCAGCTACCTTCAGATAATCGGTGTAGCGCTTCACCACGGCTTCCCATGTTGTGTAGCTACGTGCCTTATCATTATTGACAAATGGGTTCCAGCCGGCTGTGAGCTGCTGTGTGAGGTTGGTGATGAGCACGGTGGCGATGTGCTTACGCTCCTTTAGCTTGTAGCCATCGAGCATGTATTTCTTGCGGCGGAGCCCGTCAATAATGGGGTCATAAGCATAAAAGTCTACATACCAGTGTTTGCCAGTATGTAACCGCGGAAGAGTATATCCTACTATATCTCTTACAGATAAAAGTTTTTTCGCAGAAGTGTACATTTTTTTACATTGTTCGCCAGATGGCAACCAATGCTATTGAACAATCAGCGTCCGAGCTACCGTCCGAGTCTCCGCAACGCCCATAAACGAATTATGGCCGAAGTCCCTTTGTATAAAGGAACTTCGACCATTTGTAGTTGCGGAGGCAGGACTCGAACATGCGACCTCCAGGTTATGAGCCTGGCGAGCTACCAACTGCTCCACTCCGCGATATTAACCATCGCAATCAGATTAACAATAGAAGTATTTCTGAATTGCGAGTGCGAAGGAATGACTTTTTGTTGAAACCTCCAAATGTTTTTGCGATTATTTTTCAAAAATGATGCAAAAAGGCTAAAAAACAATACAGGAAAGGCTAAAAAGCGATGCCGGAAAGCCTTGAAAATTATATTTCGAGAATCTTCTTGTGGCGCAGTTCATTCAGTTGATGCAGCAGTTTTAGGCGTTCTTCGGTGAGCTGTCCTGCCTTGAACAGCTTTTTGTTATACTTCCACCAGTTGAGCAATGCGCGGTTTTCTGTACGTTTCTTGTCGGGGAGCTGGTGGTGCTCCTCAAGATAAATACGGAGTTCATTGTAATGAGCTAACCATTTTACATCGTGTTTCGTTCTCAT